GCAAACACTCAACCCAAAGAGAAAGAAACCATAAAATCAAGAATAGCGGTTGAACAAACCGGCCAGCGAATACGTCATATTCACTGTCATGATTTCGTTACGCACCACGTTCGGCATCGCATTTACGCTCATGTACCCGTTGTAAACGACCACGGATTTATTCTTCAGTACAATACGCATCGGAGTCAGCTTGCCGCTGTCGCTCGCCGCTTTCGCAGCCTTATAGCCGGGCAAGTTCGGGTCGTCTGCAACTTTGAACGTCATCGAACTCGCCGTCTGCGACGTAGGAATCTTCCGTTCAAAGTCGTCCTCCAAGAATCCGTACTCGTAGAATTGCTGCTCACCGCCCTCAGACGACAGCTCTATAATCTGATTGATCGGTTGCCAAGAGATAACCTTTTGGCAAGAGCCTGCACCCGCCCCGTCAGGATATTTATTCAAATCACGCGTATCAACGCCATCAAGCTTGAAGCTGTTTGCATCAACGCTTGTCACACGGAACACGCGTTCATTCAAACCGCCCCAACCCGAAACGATGGCGACATAGTCGCCATTCACCAAACCATGTGCAGAACAAGTAGCCACAGCCTCTTCCGCATTGGAAATTGCCGTGATTTTCTTCTCTGCCGCCAGCCCGGTTGCAATCTGCACAATCGAGCCATTCGCCAAAGTAACAGCCATAATAAAACCTCAAAAATACCAAATAAAAAAGGCCGTCTGAAA